CGTAATATTGTAAATTCCTGGTTGCACTTAGACTCCTGCGTACAGTACCGAGATGTAACCTGCTGGAGATGTTGCACAGATAGCGTACGCGACATCGCTTGCGCCTAACCATAACTGAAGTGAAGCGTCGTTAGCGATAGCGTTACCGATAGTCGCACCAGTAGCCGTGATGGAAGCATCACCGATATAGATTGTTGCGCCAGTATTATTGTAAATCTGGACAGCGATATTAGCCTTAATACCTGCTGGTATTTGGATAATCGGTCTTGCGGTGGTGGTAACTAAACTATTTGTGTGTACGAGAGCCACGGTATTCTCCTAATGTTCCTTACTATTATGCCACAGGATTCGCTTTAATGTACGCATCTACATCGTGGGCGAGGTGCGGTGGGCAGGCTTTGTAGGCAGGTAGGGTCTTGAAGTGTTCCCATTTGTCTCGCCCGATTACGGATAGTACGCCTTCGACGGTTCGGGGTAAATCCCAAGTCCGTGTTTTTATCCAGTCAGCGTTGCTGTCGTTATTATCTATGTTAATCATTTGAGCCTCTATCTATCTATGTTTCCGCGAATTGTTCCGCCGAGAACAACGACTTCTTCTTCGTTCAAACAACCTAGCCCTGTAATCGGTAGGCTAAATATTCGTTCTGCTGGGAAAGTCGCAGTAATAGTCCTGTCGCCAAAACCACTAGCCACTATTCTATCGGTAGACCAAGAAGATAACGGTCGCATATTAAGGTCTAAGTCAGCACCCATTGGGAAACTTTCAACATTATTAACAAGTTCGTTTTGCGTGCCTCGGTAGAGGGTAATCTCATTAGTATTAGTTGTTGATAAAAATTCTTGCGTTGCGTCGTATTGTGCTTGCAGGAATGCATCCATAACATCACCGTGTTGGTTTATTAAATCTAAAACTTCTCCTTCGCTAGGGTGTTCCCAGCCAGCAGCGTTTTTAATTCCGAATGTCATTTCTGCTACTTCTTGTAAAGCCAAAGACGGTGGACTTTCATCGTTACTTGTTCCTGCCCAATTTGATACGAGACACGCTGCTAAATATTCGCGCAAACAAGTTTCTTTTTCTTCAGGGCTGTCGTAACGCATACTATCTTCCACAAGAGGGTCTGCGCCTGTGATAGTTAAACTTTCGCCGTCGAAAAGGAAACCTTTATTCGGGTCTTCTAATGCTTGCTGTAATTCTAATTCGTCAGCATAATCGAATGGGTCGTTGGATTCGTTACGCGCTCTACCTAAATCGGCGGTTGCCGCGATTATGTCCTCGGTTGGTACGGTGTTCATGCGCTCGGCTATGTCGCGCATAACCATAACTTTTGCAGCCTGCGAATTTTGACCAGAAAAACCATATGGTATTAAACCACGCTGCATCAAATCTGACCTATTCATTTGTAAATATAGTCGTATGTGTTCGGCTACATCACCGCGTAACTCGGTGCGTTCCGTATTACCTTCGGGAGTGATACCTGCGGTGCTACTGAATCGACCACGCTCATCACGAGGCTGATTCTCGTCATACTTATTCATTTTATTAACAGGTCGCGCGATACGAGCCAATGTCTGCTGCGCCAACGCGTCACCGCTTTTCGCTCGCGAAAGTAAATCAAAGATAGACAGATTCACATAATCGTCAGCCGTAATCTCGCAAGTAGCGTTTCTATCTATTTCCATTTCATCAACTCCGCAACCTGTCTCGCGCCTTCTACTTTAGTTTCCCCACCGCTCAAATGCCATTCCGCGAACGATTCCGCCACATATTCGCGCCAAGACTTTAGAGAATAGCCACTAATCGTTGGGTTATTATCGCGGATACTCTCAACCGCGCTTTGCATTGACCACCAAGCACCTGTCGGGTCATCAGGATTGCGTGTCATTAGATGCCCCCATTCGTGCGCCATAGCAGAGTCTAACGCTTTCGTATCGCCGAATTGTGCAGGAACCCAATGCTGGTAGCCTTCGCCTTCACTAGCGCGTACCGTTGAGCCACCTATCTGCTGTCGGTATGTTGCCTCGAGAGGGAATCTTGATTCGGTAGTTTCATCATAGTCGCGTAGATTACCTGCTTTCAGGTACATAACAGGTGTGTCGCCAGATGCTATGTTGTTTTCTGCGCCGACGGTTGCGCTCGCCAATGCGGTACTTACCGCATATCCTGCGAATACATCTAATCTCTCAACAGGTGCTGCTTCTTGAAGGTTGTCTAAGTTAGTAGCGATTGCCTGAATACCGCCGTCTTTACCGTATCGTGGGTCTGTCATATAGACGACGGTTTCGCCGTTTTTCCAAATTAGACCTTTCTCGAATACACGCAAATCCGCTTTACAGGTTTGTACATTCTCCCTATCCCATTGCGCAGTCTCTAGCCTGTTTTTTAGGAATTCGTGTAAATCTTCAGGAGTTTTTATATCATAATAATTGTAAGCATTATCAAATTTTTCTACCAAGAATGCTTGTTTTTCTTCCTGTGCCATTAGGACACCGCCACCAACAACATACTCGGAAGACGCCAACCGTTCAGCGCGTTCCTCTGGTGTCATATCCGAACCGATACCACCGCTAGTCCAGCGACCGTGTTCATCACGCAGTTGGTCTTCGTTGAACTCTTTTTTCAGGTCGCTAACGATTTCCCAATAACCGCGAGCCAATAACTGGTCAATAATCTGCGGTGGATAATCTACACCTTTACGCCTAACGAAACCGTAGGTGAGGTCGCCGTCTGTGTGGTCGTAAATAATTTCGTCACCGTTAGTTTTACGGTAGAGAGTCCACATTAGTAGTCTTCCTCTCTCACAATAATCGGCACATCTAAACCGTGTTCGTCCAGTAGGTTCTGAATGAAGTCTACCTGTTCTGCTTCTGCGTGGATTTCCGCTATGTCAGAACTACGAACACCGCCAACAGTTTGTGATTCTATGTAGCGTAGAGCAGGTCCACCGCCAGCACCACTAGCAACGAAACCGCTCGCCAGCCCACCATTGAAGGCATAGTCTCGTTCAGTTAATTGTGTACCAAGAGGTAGAGCGAACCTTCCGTTACTTAAAGAATCGTCTACGGTTGCGGTTGTCCTATCGCGCACATCGTCATTTAGTACGAGTCTGATGTCGCCATAGTGTTCTACACTTCGACTATTTATTGAGAGAGTATCGTGCCATAACCCTTCAGAAGGTTGTTTCCAATAGTCTTTATCCCGCGACATAACAGGTTCGGTATTAGTCACAATGAAACCGTAGATAGGTCGTTCGCTAGTTTTCATATCAACAGGTAGACCCATAGCGATATCTTCAGTAACTTTGCGGAGTTCTAAATCTTTTGTTCCGTGGGTAGTTTTTGTCTCATACTGAGATTTGTATCTACCGTCTTCAAGCATCTCCACGAAAGATTCTTCATCTATCGCGATAGCGATGCGACCATTATCGTAAGCGTCTTGTATTTGCTGCATACCGAGTTCTTTATTAGCCTCGTACTGCTGCGCGTACCATTCTGGGTCTTCTTTAGCCATACGCGCTTCCCAGTCAGCACGGAACTCTGCCTGCTTTGCACATTCTGCTGCGACCATAAACCGACCTATCTCCGCTTCCGCTGCGCGCATAGCGTTACGAGAGCCTAAACCTTCTGTGTATTTATATTTTACTGCTAATTCTTTTTCGGCTCTTTCTCGAATAATGTGGCTCATATATGGGTGGCCATTATCGTAAGATAAATAATTGTGTTCTTGTAGCCACTTCTCAGTTTCCTTCACGCCTGCCATAATCGCCTCAGCACCGCCGACGCTAGCAGTCCACCTGCCGTGTTCATCGCGAGGTTGGTCGTCACGATACTTATCTAACTTCTTTGTGCCGTATTTCGGGGTAACATCGGCTTTGATAGTTCCGCCAAGAACAACAACTTCCCTCTCACCAAGGCAACCAACCCCAGTTACTGCTAAAGAGAAAACGCGTTCCGCAGGGAAAGTGCTAGTTAAAGTGTGACTACCAAATTGGGCAGAAACTTCCTCATCATAAGCCCAAGAAGACAACGGTCGCATAACTACATCTTGTTCTTTACCTACTGTTATAGAATTATCAGTCCAAGAGGAAGTTAAAGTTGTTCCACGAGTTAAAGATAATTCTTCTATCCCACTGCTTTTTAGAAACTCTTGAGTGGAATCATATTGCGCTTGCAGAAACGAATCTATTACTAAACCGTGTTCGCCGATTAGTTCATCTACTTTGTCGCTTGTTGAGTCTGCGACATCCCAATCAGCATAATTTTCTATGCCAAATAATTCGGTAGCGCGTTCCTGCATAGCGAGAGAAGTTTCACGCGAATCGTTACTGCTAGTAGCCCAAGATGAAACCATACCCGATACGAGCCATTCTCGTAAAGCAGTTTCTTTGTCGCTTCTATCAGTAATTCTTCCGTCGTCAAAATCAACTTTTTCAAAACGAATACCTAAACCTTCGCCGTTGAAAATAAAACCAGCATCAGGGTTTTCTAGTGCTGCCATTATCTCTTCGTCGGTGGCACTACGCACACCTGCGCCTTCCATTGCACAGAAAGAAAAAGCATTGCCAGCAGATATGATAGATTCGATAGGTTCATCACTCATACGGTCAGCGATGTCAGAACATACCATATATTTTGTAGCCTGACTCATTGGTGTTGGGTCGTCTCCTGCCCAAGAAATAATGTTTCTTCTAAATAAATAGTCTTTATTTTTGGAGAAATAAGATTTGGTTCGGTCGGTAATGCTTTTATGTATGGCGTACTTATTACCTGAACCTGTGCCAGTCTGACCTGCGGTACTACTAAATCTTCCTCTTTCGTCACGAGGTTGGTCTTCGTCATACTTCATAACGCTAGGCATAACCGCCAAAGCCATATCCGCTTCATACTCTGCGAACATAGCCTCAAACTCGTCCTGCGTAATCTCCGTAGCAACATTAGGCTGAACCGCGCAACGGCAATTCGGGTGTGCTGGTGGCGCATAATCGCCAGAAGAAAACGCCTCACCCATATCCACAGGTGAATCCTCGCTATTGCCCCTACAAGCGTCGCACAGCCCTTCGCCTTCAGCGATTAGCCAACTAACCTGCTTCACGCCTGCTGCCGTGTATGCCTGCATAGAGGCTGCTGATACGGCTCTACGCGTCTCCGTTACCGCAATCGTTAGCGCGCGAGCAGGGTCGTCAATGATGTGTCCGAGTTCTGCGGTAATACGCTTCGCTGTCGCTCTACCGCTCTTACCCTCGGCTAGGCTTTCCGCGAGTACGCGACCCAACCTATTGTATGTTGTCGTATTTAATCCGCTAATAACTTGTGAGGAATTATTTACCAACGAAAGTAGACCGTTCAGCCTAGCGACTAACGCTGCTGCACCACGATTTCCTGGTTTCCACTTCGCCCAATCCGTTAGGACTTGTCCTGTGAGTTCGTGCATCGCTGCATCTTTACCCAAAATAAAGCCGTCACCGTAGATACGAATTAGTGCCTGCTGGATATCATCAGAGTTAATGTGGATATGGACTTTCGCCCACTCAATCGCTTTCTTCACATCATCTGCGGAGATAGCCTTCGTTGTTGGTTCGTGGTTTAGCCAAGCATCAGCGATACCGTCAAGTTTGATACTTTTACGCATTGCTGCGCGTAGGAATAGGGATTGCTCTGCTGCGAGCCGTACATCTACCTTATGGTCGTCTGCGCTTACGCGCCTAATGCTTTTCCCAGCACCACATCAGCCAACGATTTGGCTAATTCAGTATCTCCGTCCTCGGCTGCACGATTGAGTGCGCTAGCCGTTATGGCATCAAGGCTCGTGAACTCGAAAGGTCGTGCCGTATTACCTTTAGCAACCCAACGCAGGAACGCTTTAACTTCTTTATTGGCATCTTCTTTCGGTTCTGCCTTTGGCTCTTCTTTAGGTTTATCCACAGGTTGTTCTGCTTGTGGATTACTTTGGTCTGGCGCGTTCGGGTCTGCTGGTTCACCACCAAGAGGTTTAATACCGTCAGCCGTTACAAGGAACATACCGCCACCCATAGCGAGGATAGGTGAATCCGCCTCAGGAGCGTCAAGTAGTGGTAGACCCATCTCTGCGCGAGCCTCGTTAAGAGTACGCTGACCACCTTTAATTTCTAGGTCGCGTCGCTGTGCATCTGCATTAGTTTCAGTCTGGCGTCCGCCGTCAAACTTAAACACAAGTTCGCGTGGCATACCCAAATAGTTGTAACTAATGTCGGATAGTGTTGCTTCTAACCAACCGATTAGAGGTTGTAGTCCGATATGTGTACCTGATTCGGCTTCACCGTTCTGCTGACCTGCGCCACCTAGCGCACCGCCGTCTGTGTACCCAATCTCCGTAGGCATTACCCCGAAGTGTCCAGCGATACCTTTAATTAGGTACTCGTCGAAGGTTGCTGAGAACTTTTCGCTATGACCAGTGAAATCAATAGGTGTTAGACCAGAAGGGATAATGCGTGCGCGTTTCCGTTGCTCAGTCTGCCCAGCCAAGTCGTCGTTGAGGATAGTTTCCCACGCGCGTAGGGTTTCTGGTGTTCCACCGAAGGTTGGGTCTGATTGGAACATTAGGTCAGGGATTACGCCGTCAGTAAATTCAGCGCGTAACCATTGTTGGCGTCGTAGATAGATATCTGCCAACGGTAGTGCGCGCTCAACAGGGGAATAGCCGTATGGTGTCCAAGTACGAGGGTTGCGGATACGGTAAATGAGTTCATCAGAGGAGAATGTGCCGTCCTGCTCTGGGTCGTCAGACGAGGCTAGGAACTCTCCGCGAGGGAAACCGTAAAGCATCTGCTGGAAAGCAGGGTAAGGGTTCGCTGGGCGCATACCTCTATCGTCTAGTAGTGGCTTAATCGTTGAGCCGTCTAAGATTTCTAGAGAATGTAGGTCGCCTTTCATATCTGGGTGTGGGTAGACAGCCCAAGCGTCGAGTACGAGGATTTCCTCTAACGCCATAGATAGCCAATCCTTGAACCCAAGACCGTTAATGCGGTCGGGAATCTGCCAGAAAGTTTTTACGCGAGTAATGTCGTCAGAGAATTTGTCGCGAGCGTCTTGCATTGCGCGCACATGGTCTTTCGCTGTACCCTGCGATAAAGTTTCTGATGCTGATTCGGAGAAGGTAATATCCCACTCTAAGCCAGATAGTTTGCTTTTAATAACTTCCACACATCGGCGGAGTAGGTCAATCTGGTCTGCTGCTACACGCAACACTTTCCACGGCACTAATCGCTGTTCTGTTACAAAGATGTTCCAAGCGACAGGGTATTCCCAGCGTCGTGGGTCTGGGCGACCGTCTTCCCCGACAGGGTTGATTGCGCTAGGCGCGAGCGGTGATGAAGGACCAAATGGAATACTAGATAGAATTGCTTGTCGTTCTAGTGGTGTGAACACATTACTGCCGTATGCCTGATTAGCAATACCTTGTAGTTCTTCCGCCGTAAAGTTTGTTACCTGCGCACCTGCTGGTAGGGCTGGTGCTGCTTTCTGTAACTCTAACGCGACTGCTTCCGCTAATGCTTTCACATCGTTTTTCCTGCGAGGCAGAATAGCCACTATCGGACTCCAATCAAAGCGTGCGGTGGTTCGTCATCAGGTCTTAATAGCATACCGCATTTACTACAAGTCGTGTGTGTTTTAGGCATAGGTAGGTTGCAGGTATCGCACCAGATTGCTAACTCGGATAGGTACCCTTGCAAACTTGATGTTTCTAACAAGTCGGTTAATGCCCAAACTAATGCATCTAGTCTATCAGGTGATTTGGGTAACTCTGGCGTCCAAGTTGTCATTTGTTCTTCTAACTTGTCGAATACGCCTATGTGGTGGACTCTGCCTTGTTCGTAGAACGCTGCGATTGGTTCTGCGCGTAGTTTCTTTCCGCGTGTTGCGCGTACTTCCCTGATTGGGATTGTGTAGTCAATCTGTTTAATAACGGCAGGAATCATATCGCCACCGTTATTTACTTCCACAACAATGCCGTCTGCTTGGTGTGTGCGGTAGGCGTCTACTGCTCGTTGCGCCCATTCCAGCGGTGAGCCTCTGAACGAGTAGTCTGCTAGGACATAGCCTTCGCCTCTACCGTTGCGACCTGCTACTACGATACCTGTCTCATCTGATTCCTCGTGCGCGGTTACCGCAGGGTCAATCGCTACAACGATTCGGGATAGGTCTTCTGGTGGATAGGTTAGGCGTGATTCCTCAATCATACGCATAGTCCATAGCGCGCCTTCAATGTCCTCAAGGATTTCGCCGTAGAGTTCCTGCCTGCCTGTTCTTGTGCCTGCGTAGCGTGCTTGGAGTTCCGCCAATGCAGAGCCAGAAAGGTTCGCTGCGTTATCGAAGGTAGAGCCTGTCGTGACATAGACAGAGCCGTCCTCACGCTTCGCCCAATCGCGGAGTATCTTGATAGGTTTCGGTGTCGTTGTTACTACTGCGCGTGGTCTGTTACCAATACGGAGAGAGGGTGCGAGACCTTCTGCCCAAGTTTCCGCAGGGTATGGCCACATAGCGAACTCGTCTAACCAAGCACCAGCAAGGTTCTTACCACGACCAGCGTCTCTGTTATCTGCACCGAAGCAGTGGACTTTACAGCCGTTCGCGTATAGGACTGTGCCGTGTGACCTATTCCAGTACCGTAATTCCTCATCACGAATAACGCGTAGGAAACCAGATGGACCTTCTACGCATACATCACGCGCGAGACCGAAGGTTGGTGCGACGATAGCCCATTCCGTTGGTGAGCCGTCTGCTGCGACAGGGTTATCGCGAATCTGTTGAGCGAGCCATTCCGAGCCTGTACGAGTTTTACCCCAACCGCGCCCAGACAGGATTAGCCAAATATGCCAATCAGTTTCGGGTGGTTGCTGTTCAGGTCTACCGATAAACCACCAAGGTTTCTTGGATAGTTCCTCTGCTGCCTGTTCTGGCAGGCTCTCAACCCAGCGTTTCCGTTCGGTTGTGGATAAACCTGCAATCTGTTCAAGCAGGCTTTCCGCCATTACTCGTCTTCCTCGCGAGGAGCAATCTGCTCAATCAAGTCCATAACAATCTGGCGAGTATCCTCAACCTTAATTGGTTCGCCGTCGCGTCCACTAATTTCCTGCTGGACTTTATCCTTACGACCCCAACGCTCAGAATGCTTACGCTCAAGATACCACGCGCTCGCCTGCCAAGTACCGTTCTGCGCTGCTCGCCTAATTAGGGCAACACTAGCGACTTCCGCTTCTGCTTCCGCTTCTTTTACTGACTCCCAAAACTCGCGGTATGGTGTCTTTGCGTCTGGTCTTTCGCCTTGTTCTAGCCAACGGTAGTAGGTGCTTTCGCCTATTCCTGCCATTGCTGCTGCGATGTGTGCGTAGTTACCTGCGCGTATCGCTTTCACTATTTTGTCTTGTGTTTCTGGCGTTAGTTTGCTTTTTCTAGCCATTGTTTTGCCTTCTATTGGGTTGTCTTATGGTCTATTGTATACGCTGCTATCGTTTTTGCGTTGTGGTTGGCTAGTAGACCTGTGGAATCTATGGTTGGTTTCTCTTTTAAGGCGTCTGCGAGTTGTTCTGGTTTTGTGAAGTGTGCGTATGGGAGGATTTCGTCGTCTGGTCTTCCTGTTAGCCAATCTGCGTTGAGGAGTAGTCCTGTTCCTGCGTCTGCTGCTTCTAGGAAAGTGTATTGTGTTCCGCCACCGTCTCCGCTTATGGTACTCATATCTACTGCCCAATGGTAGCGTGATGCTATTACTGCGCCTGCCCATAGGCTGTCGGCGGAGAATTGCCCAGCGTAGTAGTCTTTCCAATTTTCTGGGAGTTTGTGGTAGGCGTAGATTGTGTTCGCTGCGCCGTGTATGGTGATTTGTTTATCTTTTGGTAGATGTTGGTTCGCTTCGATTATGTGGTGTGTGCCTTTATCCCAGTCTATTCGGGAGAATGACGCTGCCCAACGGAATCGCATAGCCTTGGGTTGGCGTGGCTGTCTGGCGTATGGGTGGCGTAAATATCTAGCGTTTATGCCCATACCGTTTAGTGTGTCTTTGTTTATTGCGCGAATAGTTACTACATCTTTCGCGAGTTTTAGGATTTCGGGTATGTCGCCTTTGAGTTCTGTTGGGTCGTGAACTATGACCGTTGCGCCTGCCTTAACTAACGCTTCCGTCTCTAACTGATACTTTTTACTCGTAGCGGTTACGATAGTTTCCACCTGTGAGGCGATGTAGATAGCGTCGGTGATTGAAACATTCTGGTATCGGATTCCGCGACCCCAATCGCGTGACTTCGTTTCCGTCTTATTCCCGATACGGTACAGGTTGGGTTGGTGTCCTGCATCTTTCAGCCCATAGTAGAGATGTGCGGTGTAGGTTGGCCAGCCACCGTACTTAACATCTGGGAGATAAAAGAGAGCGACTTTCACTTCTTCTTTTTACCAATCTTAATTTCTGCCTCACCCTTAATTACTTTAGCCATATCTACTTCGCGCTCGATACGCTTTTTCTGCCCTTCCGCCGTCTCCATGGCGTAGGTGTAGCAGTCTTTCATACCGCGTAACGCGTAATACACGATTGAGTAACGGTATGCCGTTTCTGTTTTCGCTCGCATAGGTGTTACACCGTGAACATACTTGTATCCTGGAAAATACAGTAACCAGCCGTCTCGGCAAGCAACGGTCAGGTCGTATTCGGGAAAGTTCAGGTATCCGCCTAGCATCTCTTTCCGTACGACAGGCATAACTGACCAAGTCTTAAAGTTAAAGCCGTCGCGGTGGTAAGGCATAGACGCGGATTGGTTAATGACACCGCTAGTCCATAGGTCTTGGTCGCCAATTTTCCAGTCCTCGCCGATTACCTGCATACGGTCGGCGTCTTCTTTGTATTGTTCTGGGAGTATCTGCTTCATATAGTCGGAGAATACAGAAGCGAGTGAGGTGATGACCGCGTGTTCGCTAGGGGATTCCGTCGCCAAAGGTGTTACTCGGCAGGATTCCCTTTTGCGGAACGCTAGGCGCGGTGCCATACCGAAAGTCCTAGATTTGCTTTGCCACGACTTCCCTTTTGAGGTTTCTCGCGCCACGATACCGATGTTGATGTTATTTACGGCTGCTCGTAGCGGTCGGACAACATCTTTCGGGAGTGGAAAGTACGCTAGGAACGGCTCTTGGGTTTCGGCATCAACATAGATACCTGCTTCCGTGACATTCGCTTCCAGTTCTGGTACATACAGACCTACGAACTCGTCGGCGTCTTTTGCCGTGACTCTGCGCGTTACTTCAATTTTCGGTAAATCGCTTAATGCCTGCATTACGGTGCGCTTTCGTTTAGTTCTTTCTCCAATAACCGAACGATTAGTTGGCTGTTGTTCTCTAATCCCAGACTACCACGCGCTGCTGCTAATTTCTCAACAACCCAAACGAAAGTTTTGTTTTCATACTCTAACTGAATGTTGCGAACCGTGCGACCAGCGTATTCCTCGGCTAACTGCGCGATACTCTTTCGTTCCGTCACATTATCGTCTGCTAAAGGTACGGTGAAGCGGTCTTCTTCCGACATAGTTTCGTTTTCTGCTTCTTCGATATCAACGAATAGGTCGTCTAAATCTTCCAGAACATAACCTGTACCGTCTAAACTACCTAACTCGGATAGTAATTCGATTAGTGCTTCCTTATCGAACTCGCCTAATTCGGCAGAACGGTTATCCACAAGCACAATTTTCCGTGCTGCTTCGTCGTCCACATCTACGAACACCACATCAATTTTATCCCAGCCGAGAGTCTTTGCTGCCTCTACGAGGTGATTTCCTGCCAGAATAGAGTTACTGGATTTCTGTACGACGATAGGTCGGTACTGTCCGTGTACTCGTAGCGAATCTGCTAACACTTCCACATTACCGCGACGAGCGTTATTCTCGTAGTGTATAAGGGTGTCAATTTTAACTGATTTGGTTTCCATAATCGCCTTCTGTTTGGTATTCGCGCGCTATCTGTGCTGCTTGCCGTAGTCCTGCTACCGTTCCCAACACATTACCACCTGCTTCTAGGTAATCCGCATACGCGTCAATCTCGTTCGCTATACGGACACTAAGAGTCTTCGCGCATTCGTGAGCGACAATAAAGTTTTTAGTTATGTCGCGTAATTCCTCTGCGCGGTTCATTAGAACGGTGCTGCTTCCGCCGTGTCTTTTTTATTCTTCTGCACAAGGGATACGCTCTGCGCGTCAATATTCAGAACGGTCTTTTCCTCGCCAGCCTTATTCGTGTAGGAACGAGTAGATAACCTACCTGTTACAGACACCAAATCGCCTTTCCCCACAGTTTCCACAAGGCTATCCACATAACTGAAAGTAGATACTTGGAACCATAGAGTTTCTAGGTCTTCCCAACCTGTGTCCGTCTTCTTACTCGGCGTACAAGCGACACTCAAATTCGCTACTGCCTTACCGCTCGGTAGAAATTTAACTTCTACTTCGCTGCCTGCGCGACCCAACACCGTTACGGTTGCTGCGTTAGCCATTGCCTTCTCCTTCATCGTCGGGCAGTATCTCCATACCGCCATTATCTAGTAGTAACACCTTAGCACCGTCTGGCAAAGTTAGGGGATACGACACGCTGGACTCCCAAGAAGGTACGAGTAGACCGCGTTCCGTAGCCCACGCCACATCTAAATGCGCTGACGGTCTACCGAGGTTATGACACTCGTGATGTAATGCTATTAGATTAGATAACACATCTTTGCCACCGCGCGACTTTAGTTTCCTATGATGTAAAGCAAAGTTTTCGGGTAGCGTCACACCGCAAGACTCGCAGTAACCCTGACACCGTTCAAGCACCTGCTCGCGGAGTTTTACACTTGTACCCATACGCAAGCAACATTACCGCAATAAAGAATATTATTCTGCTTCATTAGCGACGCGTTATTACACGCAGGGCATTTCTGCTTCTGGTTGTACCTCGGTGTATGACCTGACGCTGTCCGTAGCAGGATAGTCCGTCGCCATTCTGCCAATTCGTCAATAAAGGTATTTGCCAGTTCTGCGTCGTTTTCCTGTAACCGTGGGATATATTCGACAACAAACTCCAACATAATTGGAATATTGGTGTTCACTCCGTAATCTTTCTGCCGTGATAGTAGCGGTTTCTTCACATTAAACGAGTAAGAAACTACATCAGCGAACAGGGCAACCCAATCCTCAAAGTTGATACAGAACATTATGTAATCCAGCACCACAGGGTATTTGCGTTTAACTTTGGATAATGCCATTTCGTCAATAGCGTTCCACATCATAGGGTAATGTGCGGATAACTCTTTTGCGTAGAGTTTATATTGGGTCGCCATAACCAGCCTCGCGTAATAATTTGACTACGACGGATAGTGGCAGAATCGCTGGCCAATCCGCAATCCGTGCTTCACCCCAGCCGTCTGGTCTCAATACTACGATAGGCACGACGCCTTCTTCAATTCTGTCCTGCGCCTGTTTCATCGCTTCCGTCGGGGAAAACCCTCGCCGTGCTTTAACTTCCCAATCTATACAAGGCGTACCAGTAACATCTGAACCTTTGCGTCCAGCACCGACAGGCTCGGCGTAAGGGAATCCGTTATCCTTTAGGAAATTAGATACAATCCGTTGAGAGGCGTAACCGCGATGTTTTCTATGCTGACTCGGCATCTGTGCCTTCTTCTTGAATCACATAGTAGAGCATTCCGAGCCTGCGCCAAGCAGGTAACTGTGCCGATTGCACTTCCTGAATCCAAGTGAAACCGTCCGACGCGACATTTTCGGTAATTAGCACCCAATTAGTGACGACGGAATTATCCTCAACCTTGTAATCGTTGAGGACTCTATCTACCGCAGTCCATAAATCTTTGCTTGCGCTCATACTCCTATCATAGGGTACGAGAACGCTGTTCGTCTGCTTTCGCCACAATCCTGCTGTGCATACTGCGAGCCTGCATATTCCGTTGTGCTTCCTGCGGTGACTTAGCGTCTTTCAGGATATGAAATAATTCCGTACGACATACAGGGCAGGGTAATGTCACATCATAAACCTTTTCAATGACTTCGCCTTTACTTGTCGTTTTACGGATAACGCGTTTGTGTCCGTCACGCCAACCAGCGACACAATCGTTCGTATGGGTGCATACGCATTCGCGATAACCGCAATGACGCCAATCCCCGATAACAACTTTTTCCATTATGAATACCACCAATTCCCAAGTGCTACAACGGCATACGCGAAGATGCGTAGCCCGAGCAATCCTAACCCGAACGCGACCGCAACCGCTACAAACTCACCTCGTGGTGTTAGTTTCCATTGTGACATTTTCCGTCTTCATCTCCCATTAGTTTCTTCCAAGCGTGTTCAGCCTGATGCGCGTAATGTGCGAGCCTGAAAGCGTCTGCACATATTTTGGTATAGAACTCTTCAGCGGTTTCCCAATCGTGGCTCAAACGCGCTGTGGTGGCTTTCTGGAGTGACTCTACGAGTCCTATCTCCGTGCCGATAACTTCCTCTAAGTTCTGCATCATAATTATTTCTCCTCGTCTACCCACACATAAGGCAGGTCGTTCGGTACGGAAATAAACATATCGCCGTAATAGTCGGGGTCTTTGCGTAGCAGGTTAGACTGGTGGCTACGGTGAAATTCTGCATCACCGAACCAGCGCGGTAACTTGAACGGCTGTTCAAGTGTTGAGAAATGATGCACGAAATAGAAAAGTAATGTGTCCTTGTAGCCACGATTACGCCATTCCCAACAGATAGCCATACCGTAGGCGCAGAGAGCGCGTTCGTGACCTGCCCACATCTTCGTCGCAGGGTGGTTACGCCAACCTTTCGTCTCGCCGAGTAGCGCGCGCAGGATTTGCTTCGCCTCAACGCGTTGCTTACCGAGACGCTGGCGGTCAAGCACCTGCGCGGATAGCGTCATATCTGCATAAGGTAGGAAAGTCTGCATTACCAAGCACCTGTCCGTGAAAACTCGCCACCAATAAATTCAGCCACATCGCGCCCAGCGATAATGTTACCGCCAACATTCCATTCCGTGATTTCTTCAATCGGTTGTGAAGATTTCCAATCGTAGATAGCGACAACGCTGGACTCGAACTCGGTGACTACGGTAATAATCCACTCAAGGCGAACTTTGCCGTCAGTATCGTGCCAATCGTAGCGGATAGGCTCGCCAAACTTTTCAACGAGCGTAGCGTAAGATGTTTTAATGTAGCCAGTAAGCGAACCGTATGCGGTCGCCGTAGGCGTGCTAGTAATAATTGTGTTACTCATAATTACGCTCCAAACTTAACTAGGATAACTGCTTTAGTAGGTCGCTTACCGAAACCGAAAGTCACATCGTCGCTAGCGGTAATCGTGCAGTTGAAAGATACGCGGTCGCCAGCGACTGCATCTGCATATTCCAAAGCGGAAGGCAAAGTTAGCCAAACAGCCCAACCCTCGTCAGAGCGAACGGTCATTTTGTAGGAACCGCCAAAATCGCTATCTTTCCACTTGATAGAAACTATTTCGCCAACGACGGTAACTTTACCTTCAGGCACACGAACACCAGCAGCAAGCAATTTCGCTTTATCGGCATCGCGTTGCGCTAGGCGCACCATACGCTCGTCGTAGCGAACGAGAGCCTTTTCGACCGCAGCAATCTGCTTTTCGGTCAATTTACCAGTACGCTGGAAACGCTCGTACACATCGGCGATGAAAAATTCGGTGTGAGTGACATCTTGTTTTTTGGCGATTTCTGCCATACGCGCGATTAAGTCAGGGTATTGAGCAATTAACGCTTCACGCAATTCTTTGACAGTAGCGCGGTCGCGATTCAACTTCGCTTCAGCGCGTAATTGCTGGAATGCAGTTTTCGTCAACTCAAAGCGATTACCCAAACAGGTTTCGCCAACATAAATAAACTCGCGCACATCTTCGCGAACCATTAACGCTGCGTAGCGCATACGCGAACCACAATGACCGCATTGACGGCTACTGCTAGCGCGCTTGTAACCGCGTTCCAAAAGTGAGTTCAGAATTTCGCGGTCTTGAATATTTAATTCGTCGTTATCCTGTACGCCGTAACATACATACAACTCTGGGTCAAAATCCACGCTGCTCGGAGCGTGAACATCGGTTCTTGTCATTATTTTCTCCTGTGTCAAAGGGTGACCGTTTAGTCACAAGGTCAATTCTTGTCGGTAGCCGTAGTTTCCGCTACCCAATCGGACTGGCGCGCCGAATTATTTTTTAAGCACTTTAGAGGACTTAATGCCTTCGGCGACCCCAAGTCACCTACCCCTAGCAAAAAGTCCTCTAAAGCGTGTCTAGGACTCCGTCTTCCCTTACTAAGACCCAGAACCCTTGATTTCGTTATACATACCCTGCGCAGTTTTCACCGCATACGACCAAGGGTCATCTAACTGTTTTGTCACCGCGAAATCCAAAGCGTTGAACCCGATACGACCGAACCGCTTAATCAACTGAGCCGTCCGCGCATACTCGCCCGAAGTCAAGTCGCGACATAGCATCTCCGATAGATACCAACCTGTGAGAGCGATAGCACCGCCGAGGTCACGCTGGTCAAATAACTTATCCCATTCGTCACCAACAACATTAGAAAGATTCCAAGCATTTATGCCGTCAGCCTGCGCCTGAGCAAACTTGTTACTGATACTAGTAACAGCACCCATAGCAGAATGCACTTTCGGTAGACGATTCTCGTAAGGTTGAGCAACTAAATCCGTGCCGACAGGTTCTTCTTCTTCACAGTCTTTCGTATATAGTTCTTCTAAAGGAGACGGGTTACCGAGCGTCGGTTCACCGAGCGTCGGTTTCCCGAACGCTGGAAATCCGCTTTCGGTTTGCGGTTCATCAAATACGATAGTGACAGTACGCCAATGACCGTAGTCGTCCTGCTGTTTCTTCCTAGCCAAATAGCCAACAGTTTCGAGTTCGGTTAGAGCCGTCAAGATAGCACTACGACCCTCAATACCTTCGCGAGATAGGTTCTCCGCCGTGGTACGCCAATCGTTCGGACGCGACAGAATGGCAATCAGGATACCGCGCGCACGATACGACAACCGCGAATCACGAATAACCTGATTATTGAGAATCGTATAGTTACGGTCAGGACGCGGTGCGCGAATAATCATCTTGCTCCGCCTTCCGACGCGCACGATTGACGGCACGCCGTTCAGCAGGCAATAACCCACCCCAGATGCCCTCTTTCTCATGCTTCAGCGCATACTCAAGGCAGTCGTCGCGGTCTACGCAACCAGCGCAGATGCTCCGAATGATAGCCAGCGCGCGGTAATCCTTCTCGCGTTGGGAATCGTACTCGTAAAACAATTCCGTATCCAAACCAATGCAAGCAGCGTTCTCAAACTTTGGAAATTCACGAATAATGTTCACGAACCCAACTCCCCCTGCACAATCTTCGCAGCGATAATCCCACAGTTACAGCCGTTACCGTGCGCCGATTCCTCACATAGCGTCAGAACCGCGACAGCAATCTTGTCACGCAACGCGACAGATAACTCCGCAGCAACACAAGAAGGGCAAACGCGCGTACTGTAATCCGCGTCGGGGCAAGGCATAGTCCTATCCCACGCCTGAATAACTAAATCACGAACAGAAAACTTCTTCATCGGGTATCACTCACATTCATACGGAAATAAGGAGAACCGCTCTTCTTAGGAACGAAACCTAACTGAGCAATAATCGCTGACTCGTCCACGCTCGTCCTACCAGCAACCTCAGTCCACTTAAGTTTGATGCCGTCAGTAGTTATCCCCGACGAACCGTCCAGCACCCTCTTGATGCCGTCTAACTCCGCCGTGATTGCCTTACTCTGCGCGTTAAGTTCCACGAAACGGTGCAACGCCACATCAACATCAATATCCGTGATGAGGTCTTCTTCCGCCTGCGTAGATTGCTTACCACCGCAAGTGTCAAAGAATTGGCAGTATTTCTCGCAGAACTGTGGTTCTTTCTCTGGTGCTGGTGGCTCAAAATCCTCAGCAACAGCCTGTGCGCGGTCAATAGTTTCTATCGCGATACGCTCGTCGTAATCCGCCTGATAGACCTGAATGTCGTTCTCGTCACCGTCACGAGGAATAGCAACCAGCCCAACAGTCTTAACATCGTAGCCGTTCTGCTTCGCCAAATAGCCATACACCTGAACCTGTGCAATTTGCTGAACGCTAGGGAAGTATCCGAGCGACTTCATAGTCGTAGTCTTCCAATCCCAAATCGCGCCATTATGAACATCTATCAAATCCACATGACCGACAACATTACTGACCGTGAGTTCGACCTCCAGTTCGATACCTTCCATACCAGCGAACGCTTCCTCAATCGCGGTATGGATAGCCGTACCCATAATCGCAGGTAACGCGATAGTTTCATTACCACCGACAACACCGTTGAGGCGATACCAGATTCGGCGACGGCAACCACCCATCTCCGAAGGTCCAATCCGTACCTGCGTACTCCGCGAGCGTTCCGCGTCCTTCTGCCTAAGCGCATTAACTAGGCTAGTTACGATACTATGCATCTTGACCACCGTATCTGCAATCAGCGTTACGCATCTCTAGGTGTATTTCGCTCGTGGATTCTGGCTCGCAGTTTTGCTCCGTAGAATCAAACTTGTCCGTCGCTTCTAATGCTTCACGACACGCTGTCATCAAGTCGCCGTCAAGGTCGTAATTCTTTTCAACATATTCACACATAGCAACGAACCGCTCGTCCGATACCGTCGTTTCTTCGTAGTAAAGAACATCGTCTTTTGTCATAGCGAAAAAATAAATATCTTCCGCGAGTTTGTAATGTTGTTTCAACCAGTCAATGGTTTCTTGCACTGTTTTTCTCATGGGTTTTCCTTCTGTTAGAGTTCTAGCGAACTACGGACGCTAGTTCCGATAGACCGAGCGATATCCACTTGGGTTCGCAAACGGTTTGCGTTGGCTCTCGCAGCCTTTACGAGAGCCTCGGCGATTTGTAAATTACGGTAGAGGTGCTGGCATTCCAACATGGCAATATCCTCTCGCTCCTGAACCGTAAGTTTTTGTCCTGACATCTTTGGTGCGGATAGCCGTGACTTAGCCAACCCTACCTCGTGTTCACTTTTTGCGAGGTGGTATTTCATTTCCGCGTCGCTTAATTCGTTATGAGAACTATCAACTTCTTTTGATAATTCGACGAGGCGTTTCTCAATCTGAACTGGTGTCACGGAACTCATCTATGTCCAACCCCACTTCCGCATTCTTTACGATTTCAATAATCGCGTGAACCATCTCCGCATAACTTTTCACGAAAGCAGGGCGAGAGATTTCCATAACTTGTATGTTCGTGAGTATCTCTTGACGCAAGTCCGTCATAGCCTGCTCGCGGATTTCGGCGCGCGTCTGCTTGAGTGTGTACGGTGATGTCTCGCGACCTGCCGTCTGGTTAGGTAATACATAGATTGCGCAACGGTCGCGTGTCTGTTTCAGGCGAGTGATGTGACCTGCCCTATGTAAAACAGATAAAGCACCTGACGCTTGACCGTGATGCCAACCCAACGCTTCCGCGAGGTCGCGCCAAGTAGCACCAAGAGATAACCGCGATTGCAGGAAATCCATAGTCTGCCGTTGGCGGTCGCTGGTTATACCGCTAGCGTCCTCTGATACTGCACGAGCGCGCGAACTATCCGAACCTGAGAACCCTGAACTACCGTTATACGGTAGAACAGGGAATGCCCAGACAGTCTGTGGCTTAAGGATATCGAAAGCCACCTCTAACGCTTCGTTAGTACCGCACATATGACAGAGTTTTGTAACATTGTCTGTCCGTGATAATGCCAACAGGATTTGACCTGTGACACCACATCGTGGGCATACTTCGTTGCTCATACCTTCTGCGAGCCTTTCAGTACACCAAGAGCGCGAAGCATAGTATCCGCGTCAGTCCTGAATACTTTGCAGAACTTTGGTAACAAAGCCACGCTAGGGCGAGTTTCCAAAGAGAAGTAACGGTATAGGTTGCCTCGGTTGATACCCAAATCGCTCGCGACCTGCTCTAGGGTGCTGTAACCCAACTGTTCCATGCGCGACCGTAGCCACGCCATTCCTGTTTTCTGTGCCATTATTCGTTCTCCTCAATTAGTTCTTTGTGAGCCAATAGCAACTCACGAAGGGTGTTGTTTTCGATTACTTCTTCCAGTAACGCGATATTGGTTTCCCACACTTTACGCAACTCATCAAGAGTTTTGATATCGTGTAGGTTTTCCGCTACTGCTTTTGCCTCGGCTGGCGCATTCTCTGTTAGCCGTTGGACTTTCTGCATCTCCTCGCGTGAAGGACGCTTACCTGCCGTACTCGCAAAACCGCCATTAGCCAACGCTCTACCAATGGCAGAGGTTTCGCAGTTTTCGAGTGCGGAAGTCTTATTCACCATACCGACACCGACACGCTCCTGTGCGTGACCGACCGTAAATGGGTCTTTGTCGCTAATGTCGCGGAATAGTTCCGCCACAACAACATATTGACCGTCGCTACTATCGTCAATGCTTGTACTGACGCGACCGTTAGGGTATTTCTCCCAGAACTTAGCCAATCTAGTTTCGACGGTTTCGTACTCGTCGAGATTGAACTTTCGATTTTCCATTTGCCTTGCCTTCCTGTATCGTTTTTGCTAGCACATTCTCAAGGGTGCGTAAGAGGGTCGCAACTACCTGTGTCGGTTACGACCCTCTTACATTTACCGAGAGAGCAATGCTACCGCCTTATTCTTGAAATCCGCTCCTGCGTTCTCAAAAGTGCGCTCGGCGCGTCGCACAACCTTATCTTTGCCACCGCGTACTGGCGTAGCCCAATCAACATACTCAGTCACCGCGTTATACGCAGCCCAGCGAGTGTTCGCGATGTTAGCCTGCGTCGGTGCAGTCCATAGCGCGTTAATCGTGTCAAACTTGGTTTCCCAAATAGACATAGAGCGACCGTCTACATTATCGCCGTTAGGCTTTGGTAGAAGTGTGTGTAGGAAATTGTTCCAATCAGCATCAGCCATTTCCTGACCGATTAGGCTTTCCGCCAACTCTGCGAACACATCACGGTACGCGAACGCGATATCCAACGATTCGCGTGCAGCGAGCATACGGTCTTGCGCACCAGCCGTGTGGCGAATATGGTGCGTAGACTTTGCAGACGCTAACGCAGCAGTCACCGTGTTCTGGCATACCGCACGAATAGGCGTGACAGCAATTTTGAGCGGTTCGCTACCGTCGTGAGTGTTAGTCGCTAGCAGATACATATCCACCGCGTCCTGACCGCCTACGAGGATACCGTCGGGCATCTTCATAGTGACGAAAGTCTTAGCACCGTTACGCAGAGAACCAGCCGTCTCAAAAACTGCACCGCCAACATCAACGATAGCGTCCAAGAACGCGAACGCATCGCTATTCTGAACAACCTCGTAACGGTCGCCAACGATACCGAGAACATCTGGCTGACCAGTCTTCGGGTGCAACCGTGTAGTCGCGAACTTACCCTCGATAGGAACACGCGTCACACCAGTAGAGGTTGGTACAACTGCCTCAACCAATTCCTTTGTGACTTGCCAATCCATTTGCGCAATGCGTAGCGCGTCCGTCGCAGTTAATGCGCCTTCGGTTACTGTGCCTAACTTATGCCAAGCAATTTCTCTCGCGGTAAAGAACGCAGCCGTACCGTCCGAGAAGGTTTCGATATTGTGAGCCATAATTACTCCCTGTGTCTAGTCTGACTGGCTCGTCAGGTGCGGTAGTCAATCTTCCGCACGACACCCCGAAGGGTGTTTCGCCTATTGTGGTGTCTGGAAGTTTCCGTACATATATTCGGAACTTTCCTGCGACTGAGCCACCTCAATCCAAAGCACATTCTCAGCATTCGTGCCGTGAAACCAATTCTTGGCACGGTACTTGCGGAATGCGAGGTGGTGTGAATTGTGACGGCAGCGCACCCACACATTAAGGTACAGACCGCCTTTCATCACAACATTAAATCGACTACCTTCGTTTGCTTGTAGGAAGTCTACGATGTCCTGCTGACATTTCGGGATTACGAACTTATGGGCGAATGTGGTTGTCATAATTACTTACCTGCTTTCATTTTCTCTAGGTGCTTAATGCAGTTACGGCAACTGAAATCATCAGCACCGAAACCGTCTGATTCCCAACCCTTGAAACGCGAGTTACATACAGCGTTACCCTCGTCGTTCATTAGGTGCAAAAGGTTGGTTTTGTAATCGTGTAGAAAACTGAAACCTGCCTCACGCGCGATTAACTTGTAACTCATAATTCCTCCTGTGTCGAGGTGGCGAAACCGCCACGAGGTCAATCTTGCCTGAATAGGCAGACATTCCGCTACCCAAATGGGCAACAACTTTTATTTTCTCTATTTGCAAGGACTTTCGGCGCGTCGCAAACCCTAGTATCGGGCATAGGTGTAGTGTACGGTTATGGGCAAACTCAAAAACTTCCTGCTGACCGAAGCACCTACATATCCACCGTTCGGGCTTTCCGTAGACCAATTCGCGGAAGCACAAGAATCATTTACAGAATACGCGCGTAGCCGTGTGTATGTTGGTTCGCAAGATTACGACCTCGGTGAATCGCAGCGTATGGAAACCCTATCCGTCAATAATGTGATAACAGAACTGCGTGAAGAAATCGCGGACGCCGTAAATTACCTTGTCGGATTGGATATCGTAGTGTCGCGGTTATTTCCGACCGTAGATGATTGGTTAAAGTTTGGGATAGAACAAGGTTGGGCTATTCCTAAAACAGAAACGGAAGTGTAATTATGGGAGTAATTTTTAACCTATTCGCTATTTTCTTTGCGAGCGTAGTCGTACTCGCTGGCGTATTCGCGCTGATTCTAACTATTGGCGAAATTAGGAACGAGCGTAAAAGGAAATGACCGTTATGCCAGCAGAACCGCTAACCGTAACACACCCAACAATTAACCCAGAGGAATGGCAAGAAGATGAGTAAGAAAAAAAAGAAATCCAACATCGTTACCCTCGCTACTTTCGCTATCGCTAACGGTGACGAGGTTACGCGCGTGAAAATCCGTGGGCATAAGCGTAGCCAAAAGAAACGCATAGAGATAGAACGGCTAGCGCAAGGGCTAAACGACGAGCAACTCGCACCAGCGACCGTCGCCGAGTAGGAAAGTAACCTGCCCTGCGGTAGAACCCTTACCCGAAGATTCCTCAAACCAATCCGAGCCACCGTCCATAGCAGGCACCTGCAAATGCCAACGACCCTTTGCAACTTCTACGCACCTGAAATGGTGGAAATGACCAGTCAGCAATAGGTCAGCAGACGCCACAGGACGGCCACCAAGAGCCTGACCTTCCCACCACCTACCAATGTCACCCGAACGAGCCTGATGACCGTGAGCGAGTCCTACGCGCGTTCCACCTACATCTAGTGATACGCTTAACTCGCCTTTCGGTAGTAACCATTTGATGTGACCGTACAAATCTGGGCGAACAGACAAAGTTTCAGCGACCGCTTCCCACACCGCCACATCGTCATTATCGTTTGTAGTCGTAAAACTCTTAGTGCCTCTACGGTTTTCGCCGTGATTACCAGCAACGGCAGCAACAATTACTTCGTTAAAGTGTTCTGCCCATAGCATTAGTGCGTTTCGGGCGAGGCGACGGACAACCTTATTCTGGTCACGCCTATCCAAGACTGCCGAAAAGGTTTGCTGTTCGTAATGACCGTTACAACCTTCACCCAAATCCCCTAGCGAGCATACGAGTAGTTTCCCTACCTCATAACCGCACTTACGGAGAAACTTAACACGGTCTACAACTGCTTGGAACGATTCCTCTATCCTTTTAACAGTTCCCTCTAAACCGTCACCGTCGTCTTTACCAATCTGCCAATCACCTAAAGGTACTACTAGCGTGTAGTCGCCCGAAGGTCGGGGAATCGCTTTACGCTTATCCGCGCGAACTGGCTCTGTTAGTTTCTCTAACTCGTCAGCAGATAGTCCTGACCGTGTACGAATACTCGCTTTGTATGCCCATAACTGTCTTTCGTCATAGGTTTGCCAAGTGCTTATCCGTACAGGTTCTACGACCTCATAAACTTTCGGGTCAAAACCCCACTCGCACAATTCCTCGTCCCAACTACCGATAGGCGTATCTTTAGGTTTAGTAGTTAGCGTACCGTTATTGCCGTCTATCGTTACACCAGCAACCCAACCCTGTGGCTCTTGCGCTTTCGTGGCAGGTCTACCAACAGATATTTCGGGAATCTGGTTATATTCCGCCGTCGTTAATAATTCCTCAACGCGTTCACTAAATTCACTCACAATACCTCGCAAGAACAAGAACCTGCGCGGTGACGAGAAACTATTTGATAACCCACGACATAACCAGCCGTCGCTAACTCTCTAGAAACCGAAGCAGCAGACGCTATATGTACAGGCGCGGAAAGTAGAGCGCGCAAAGCCTTACGGTCTTCCTCAGACATAGACTCATAAACTTTCGCTATCCCACATTTACTAGCCATACTGCTACCGTGTTACGCGTAACTAAATCTTGAATAAAGATTCTAGACGAACGCCACCGCTAGGTTTCCACCATTTTGTACGCTGACCCTCTACATGGACATGAGGTCCACCGCTATTACCTTCTACACCAATCTCGGCAATCTTCTGCCCGATTTTGACTTTCTGCCCAGTATGTACGGTACTCATACGAACATGACCGTAGACAACATAGCGAGGGAATAATGTTCCGTGCTTAATTACAGGAGCGTACTTACCGAACGCTGAACCCCAAATACCTACACCAACCACCGTGCCATTGGCAATAGCGAAAACATCTGTGCCTACTCTGCCACCAAAGTCATAGCCTTGGTGCGAACCAGACATCCACTGGTCGCCTTTCACCCCATAGTCGCAAGTGATTTTAACTTTTTTAACTGGGTACATTCTATTTCCTTCCGTACCGTTGGTCTTCTGTATTGAGAGCGTTAATCGCGATAGTAACCGCCATAATGACGACCGTCGTGAATGCTGGCGATAAGTTTAGCGAACCAACATTATCGAGTAGCCACGCTAATCCTGCGCCGACACCAATTTTGAACGCCGTCGCTAGTGGGCTTTGCGCTAACCAAAGTTTAAAACCGTGCATTAGTTCCTGCTTTCTATAATGTGCTGGTCAAACCTACCAGAAGTTTCCGATAAGTCCGTAGCAATAACATTAACCCTAGCATCTATGGAGTCAATTTTGCGAGACATATCATTCACAGCCTGTCGCAGACCGCCACCGTTCGGACCGAACTGGTTTGTAATATAGTCAATTTTCTGCATCATTACCGCTTGCTCAATGTCAAAACTGTGTTGCCGTTTATCTATTCTGCGCCAAATACCGTAGATTCCTAAGCCCGAAGTTACGATTAGGCTAGATAATTGGATTGCGCTCGCGGTCGTTATTGGATTCATTACAAGGAAACCCACACTATGTTCATACACGCGGTCGTGGTCGGCGCGCCTGTAATACTACTAGCGACAAGAGCAGTTGCTGTACCGCTAACACCAATTAGTTCCACATAATCCGTTGTACCGTTCAAATACACGAGTGAAGCGCAATGTGTTGTCTGTGATGATGTGCTAGAACCGAGAATTTGGTGCAGAGAACCAGCGACACCAGTAGCAGCAGCGTTTTTGCGTAAATAGCAAGCGCGGTATGTTCCTGCCAACGCAGCCCAATGCGCTTCTCCTTGTATAAAATACCAACCTGCGGTCTGCGCCGTGTACCTCGTTGGGTTCGTACCTGACGACCAAGAATTATCGCGATTCAAGTTGGCGACAGAAAAGGGTAACGGTACCGCAGTCGTAGCAGCCACAGCCGTAGCAGCAGTAGAAGTTAATTGCGCGACAGGCTTTCCGAGCATAAAGTTACCCATATTCGTAACCGCGCTATTTAGATAAGCACCAGTTTCTACCTCACCTGCCGTGAAGATACGCGTACTCGGAACAATCATTAGTAACCCAATCTAGCCGTGCCAGAAACAGCAGTCGTCTTGTTGTATCCCTCTATTATGCCAGAGTTTGCAGCATATGTTCCACTACAACCTGCGTTCACTAAAGTATATATAGTCGCGCCAGAAAAATGCTGACCGCTATTAAGGATTCCCCACACCGCAGAATCAGGAGTACCACGAACAACCGTCAAAGAAGTCGTACCAGAACCAGCAGTAACGGTCATAAACTCGTTATCTATAAGGATTGCGCTAGCAGTTACCGCACTACTCGTCGTCACCGTAGTCGCGTCTAAAGATAGGTCTGCGGATAATGTAGCAGCAGATTGCGTAACTTTATGGGCATTTAGAGTCCAATTAGCCGTCGAAGTTGGCTGGCTAACCGACACTACTGCAACATTCTCAGACCCGATACTCAATAACTGTCCAGCCGTAAGGTCGCTCTGCGGATAATTTAGGAAGTCTTGCGTAGGGTTGGCGGTGAAAGTGCTGTATTTAACCGTACCAGCAGAATTAGTATAAGTACCTGTGTTTAGCGTACCCACCCAAGAGCCAAGAGTAGAAAACGCATCGCGCGATACCGTATCTAGGGCATAAGGGTAACTCGTAATCTGGTTTGGCAAAATCTCTGTAACCGTACCTGTCGGGATAACGCCACCATTACTAATGTAATAAACCGTGGAACCAGACAAATGAGAATAAGAATTACCACCTGTACTGGCAGTACCAGCAGCCGTTTGTATCGTAGAAAACTGTGCGCGAGCAGTAATAGTTAGCGTATTACCAGATACCGAACCCGAAACTATTTCGCTATCTATTAGATAACTACCTGTCGTGCTGTCGAGCGTAGAATCAGCGAGCGTCGCCGTCGTCGTAGTATCCATAAGAATACTGCTCGTCAATGTTGTGGATAGTATTGTGTTGCTACCGCTAGTGATGTATCCGAGAGACTGAACAGGCATACTTATCGTCGTGCTAGTTTCTGTTACTGCTCCAGCGACAACAAAAATAGAAGTAAAACCGCTAGGGCTATCCGTACCCTGCAATAGTTGCCCAGCGATAATGTCACGCTTATTACCCAGAGTGCTACCAGATTTAGTAACAACAAGATTATTGTTTGTTGTGCCACCATCAACTATTAGACTCACAGTAGATAAATTCCAGTAGTAGCGGAAAACTGGAGAAAGCGTAACCGTCGTAATCCAGTCACCGCTCTGACCTTCGTAACTATGTTCGACCGCCTCGATAAAACAATCAACCGAAGAATTAACTCCACCGAGAGGTCTCTCGTTAATACGCACTAAGTCGCCTATTTCCAAACTTAACGCCGTGCTCCAAACAGCAGGATTAGCAGCAGGTGTTAAAACTATTTTCTCCGCGCGTTTCTGTGGGCTACTGTACCGTGACAATAAGAAATAAGCAGCATCTACCGCTTCCGAATCTGAAGTATTGTAAAGTTGCCTATCGTAAGAACGAGGGAAATAGTTAGTTAAACTCTGCTGGTCTTGCGCGTTCACCACTACACCGTTCGCGCGAGAAACAGTCACATTGTTGTACACATAAGTCGGGTCATAGTTGTAAATAGTTTCCGTATTCTCAAAAGGTATTTCCCCAGAACCGTCGCCAAAAACGACTTTTGGAACTAACTTTTGTAAACGCGAATGCCTATCTTTGAAAGTTACATAACCTTCGCCGTCCACATACCACTCGCCACCTTCAGTATCCGCAATAGTTTGTATGTAATCTACTAAAGGTGTATTCGTCGGACTGAACTCCAACATTTGGGAAACGCCTAAATCGTGATAGGTCGGCACATTAGCGAAACCGCTAAAGTATTCCATAGTGTTAGAGAACCGTGTACCTGTCTGCTCTGGCACGCTACTATTCGTTGCCTGCGCGTAAGCACCGACAGCGTAATAATCCACAGGCTGAATAGCACCTCTATGCACCGTGAAATGAGCGAAACTCGTACCAGTTGGAAATAGACCAGCACCGCCGATAAAGAAATTATCTACCGTGATGTTCGCGTTTCCGTTGCTCCAAACATTGGTAGTCGTAGTATCGTTCACAGTTAAATCTAGGTTGTAACTATTGCCACCGTTGTAGGTCACCGCGAGACTAACGAAATACCACTGCCCAGCGACAATAGTTGTTGAGGACAAAAACCGTTGGTCACCGCCAGCCGTAGAAGAGGCATAAGCAGCAAACTTTCCACTATTACTTAGACCGACGCCGAACATATTGTCTGAAGGCGAACCAGTAGTGTTACTGCCAAGATAATTAGCGAAGAAAAATAGGTTATCTGCCGTGGAGAAATCTTCACGAACCCAAAAACTGAAAGTATAGGTCTGCCCAGAAGCGAAAGAGATATCTTGCACCGCTTGATTACCAAGATAAGTACCCTGCGGTAAGTTGCCATTACCAGCGATTGTGTAGGTCGTAACACCTGTCGTTGCACCGCCGAGTACGCCAGTCTTTGCGCTTTCCTCACCGAAAGTAATATTGCTAGCGTAATTGTTTAATGTCGCAGGAGTTAAAGGTAATTGACTGTATGCGCTATTGTTCGCAGCCGTAGTAGAGCCAGCATTATCTGACATAGGATAGTAATACAGCGCAGGACTCGTATCCGTGAAGACTTGCGCCTGATAGAAACCCTGCAAATTAACTTGCGACATAGAAGCAATCGCGTCCGTCGCAACAATGCTTGCCTCGCTACGGTTAGGTGCTTGCGAATTAGTAGGATAACGCTCAACGAAACCGTTAAAAAGGTTATAGACCGTAGGACCTGTTGTAGTGTAAGTGCCAGCAGAAGAACCAAACTCAACCTGCACATTATCTAATTTCAGATACGCCGTACCTGTCAAAGATGATGTAGTCCTGAAAGATAATTTAGAAGACGAAGGCGTCACCGTAATAGTTTTCTGCGTCCACGCGCTCGAATTATTAGGCAGAGCGACACTTCCGAGAAGATTACTACCCGAAGATAGATAGCCACCGTCATAGACATAGAAAGTATTAGAAGTCGTCGCGCCTGTATGGCGGTAGTAGAAAGAAATAGTTACCTGTTTCCCAGCGACCGTAGGCACATCAAGATTTGCGCTACCAAGATAATTTACCCATAGGCAGTAGGTTCCGCTATACGGTGCGGTGTTCGCTAATAGCCCTGTACCTTTCCAGTTACTAATAACACCTAACTCAAAATTAGAATCATTCGCACCTACGGATATGCGCGTAGTATCCGAACCGAGAGGCGCAAGGTTGGTGTCGTTGAGTAAATTGCCTGTAAGCGGATAAGCGCAATGAACCGATAAAGGTCGGAACGGCAACAAATTGGGATAAAACTGGCTAGAAGTATTGTTCGGGTCAAACGAACTATCCGTATCATCAACGACAATATCGCAAGAACCAGCCTCAATACGACCCAATTCGTAATTACGACCGCGACGAGTGGAAAAAGAATAGGTACGGTTTGTTATGTTAGAGGACAAACTCGTCGGAGCAGTAGTGGAAGGGTAAGAAGAACTAGAATTAGTATTTAGAAACTTGTACCACGGTGTATTCGGTTGAATCTGTGGCGAAAAAGCCACGCCGACATAAGGTACATCTTTAGCCAATGGTACTGCCCGACTTAGATAAACCGTTAGAAACATTACGACGGTCGTTCATCAAAGAATGTTTCTGTATTACTCGGAAAACAGTCTGACCGTCAATAATTACAGGAACCTCAATAAACGAACCAGCCTGAGATGCTGTCACACCCGAAGTGCGAACCTGCGCAGCCAAGTAACTATTACTAGCGGACATAGTGTTATTAAGTAGAGTTTGTTGCCTGTTCTGCTCTGCGACCGCTTTAGCATTCTCCGCGACCATTTCGTTCGCCTTAGCCTGCAACTTTGCCTGCTGAATAACGGCACTATTGAGAGTATTTACTGCTTCCACATGGGCTTTCGTGCCACGAGTTTTATTTTCTTCAGCCTGAGCAGCCTTAACCACCGCAGCAGCCTGCTTCACATAGAAATTCATATCCGCAATACGCTGACGGAACGAACGATTCTGCATAGTTTCAAAAGATAAACTCGCGTTTGCTTCTATGCTACGGATAGCACCGTCTAATTCTTTTAACTTTTTCATCTCCGAAATGTATCGGGATTCCACTAATTCTTTACGACCAGCCTCGGTCTGTCGCCACAGACCCATCATCTCTTTCACCGCAGCCTTACCACCGCCGATAAGTCGCTGGGCATCAGCACGCCAATTCTCGCCACCCAATAAACTTTGGACAAAATTTTCGGAACCGCCGAGCCTCTGCAACCGAATCGCAAACTTTGTTTTCTGGATTTCTTCCATTAAAGTATCGCGGAAAGTTTTCATCTTCCGTTTCACAGTTTTTTGACTAAACTCTTTCATCGGGTCAGCGTCAGGGTTATCCGCAGCCTTGATATCTGGAAGTTTCGGTAACTCAAAATCAGGTGTATCAAAAAGACCTTTACTCCAAGCGAGTAGCCCGACACCAGCACCGATAGCCAAAGCAGCAGCACCAGCAGCGAGGTTAATACCACCAGTAGCAAACGCTCCTGCGACAGCAGCCAAAGATTCAGCAGCAGCCACGGCACGGAAAATCTTAATCATAGCCTGACCCCACTTCATTACGCTAGCAAGACCAGCAGCAAAAGTGTTGAAATAGGAAATAATCTTACCGACAGCGAAAGTAATAGCAATAATTTTTGCTATCTTGAGGAGAATATCGCGCCATTGCACAACCCAAGCAATAACACCGCGAACCTTCTCACCCCAAGTATAGAATTTGCCCTCGGTGTTCGTTAATGCGCCTCTAACACCAAAAATACCGTCTGCAAAATCTTTAAAGGCTGGGATAATTTCTGTACGAGTAAAGTACGCGAGTGAAGTCAGAATAGGCATAACATTTTTGCCAATCTCAACCTGAACACCCTGAATCGCAGCGTGTAACTCTCGCTGGTTAATCGTGTATTGTTTGACCGCAGTTAAGTCGTCGCCACTAAGAGTTAGACCTAACTTATTTGCATTCTCGTACAGTTCCTGTAACCCAACAGAACCCTTACTCAGCATAGAAAGCATATCTATACCAGAGCGACCGAAAATACGAGTAGCAGCAGCCGTCTTCTCTAAACCGTCAGGCATTTTTGCAAACTTATCTGCAATCTTTCCGAGGATTTCGTTAGTCGGAAGTAACTGTCCTTTTTGGTCACGGTAAGTCATATTTAGGCTCTGCGCGACTTTATCGTTCTTACTCAAATGCCCTGAAAGAGAACGGATAGCGACTATTAGTTTTTGAGAACTAACACCAGTAGCCTCGCCTGCGAACCGTAGTTGGCTCATATCCTCGGCGGAACCACCCAATACTTTACGCATTTTATTAACTTCGCCACCGACCGTAGCAAAAGCGTTCATAGATTCTTTAGCGAAAGCATAGGCTTTCTGCCAAGCAGCAGTTAATGTTTGTGCGATAAGCACACCAGCAGCGACGGTTTGTGCGCCTAGATTTTGAGCAGATTTGCCTGCGTCTTCCGCACCGTTTTTGAATTTTTCTAAACCGCTATCTATCTGTTGCAGTGAAGCCATTAACTGGGCAATATCAGCCTTAAACTGCACATAGATAGGTGGTAAATCTTGGTCAGCCACGGTTATTCCTCACAGACGGTTCTTACTATTCTACGCTTTATGCGCGTCGTTTTCCACTTCTTGCCATAATCCGTCTAACGCAAGCAACCAATCCAGCCATACGGCAGGTTGTTCATCTATCTGTTGCTTAGTCCAACCGAACCTTTTAGCAATTAGGAAATCACGCACATAAAGAGGGAACGGATAACGCTCGTCTGCTTTATTGCCTTGAAGTACCCAACGGATACGCTCTAAAGTTCGGTAATTACTTTTGGGTCTGGGTCTACACCGAAATCAGGCATTAGTTGTGTCAGGAACGGTGTGACTATGTTACGAACATCGTCGTATGACCGTGCAGGTAAATCCAACAACGCTTCCATACTAATCACATCACCGAACGACCAAGACGAAACTAAAGCGATAACGAGTGTGTCGTTGAACTCGCTAAAGAACGAAATAGTTTCAGCACTAACATCGTCGCCGTTCGCTACTAACGCTGCGCCTTCCGTACTTTTCTCAAATACAGGTCGCCGTAACCGTTCTGGTACTAAATCTGGGTCGCGTAATTCAACCCAACCGCCAAATACTTCTTTCCGCATTGCCTTCTCCTAATTTGTTATGCGTAAACTGCGGTACTCTTTGCGTTTTGTAATACAACCTTGATAGGGCTGTAACCCGAAGAAGCACCAACATCTGTTGTGTTAGCAATCGCCTTGTAGTTCACATCTAACTCTACATAGTCTTTGCTACGGTCAATCTTAGCGACTTGGAACGCGCACTTGGTCATAGTGAACTGAACTTTAGTAGCAGTTCCGCCAGAACCTTGATTAAAGGCGATATCCAGCGACGGCTGAGTATTATTCAGGAAGTAATTTAGTTCAGTATTACCCTCAAAAATTAGTTTCAGCGAACCTTCTACCTCTACCGCGCCTTGGAAAATCTGGTACGGTGCCTGCGAAGCGTCTACCGTGAAGATAGGTGTTAGCGCGCGCTTGATTGAGATGTTACCCTCAGCCAACCGTGTACTGACGCTACCTGCAATAGTGGTAGTACCAGTCCATACAGGAACATTCGTGACCGTGCTGTAAGAAGCAGTAGGAGTAACGACAGTAGCCGTACCACCAGTACCAGTACCAGTAGCAGCGTTAGATACCGTGAACTGTGTAGCAGAAGCGGTAACGATAGTCTGGCTCGACAAGTTGAGCGCAGTAGCCGTATTACCTGTAATAGTAACGACCTGACCTACATAAAAATTGTTCGCTGCGGTGTAAGTAACCGTGCCAGCAGAACCAGTAGCAGTAGTAATAGTTGCGTTTGCGCCAGCCTGATAGCCGTTTGCCATAGCAGTATATTCCAACAAACCTTCAGCAGAGAACTTAACATCTACCGAACCAAACTGTACGCCTGTATATTGGCGGACATCGTTACCGTTGAAATCTGTAAGAGAATAAGAAGTCGCCTGACCATTACCACTATTCTTAACAGAAATAGTATGAGTGTACGGTGCAGAACCGCCACTCTGTACATAATCGCCTAATAGACCTGCGATTGGGTAACCGAAAGTATCTGGGAACACATCGCCGTTAAACTCAAACTCCGAGAAAATCGGACCCTGTACCGTGCCGTAAGTATCAACCATAGAGCCACGCCAGTTTTTATCATCAAGGTACTTGATGTTATCAAAAGGTTTCAAGTCTAAGACAGGAATATAGTCGCTAGCAGTTACAGCCGTTGGGTTCACGCCAGCACTGCGAGTTGCTTCTTTCGCAATACCGAGAAACGACCTATACCGTGGTAAAGCCATCGCTTTACTCTCCTTCTGTTTCGGCTACTGTTGTAGCGGTTTCTTCTATGGTCGCCTTCTTCTTTATTTCAGCAACAGGGATAAGACCGTGTGCTTCCACATCACTTGGCAATTCTACCACAGCGTCAGGCTCTACGAGCAAACCCAATGCAGGATAATATCGTGTTTCATCATTCGCGGAACGGTACTTCATAACTATCTCCTTAACGCTGCTTTAGCAAAACTCGCATAGATATCTCGCGCATAATTTTCCCGAACCATAGTATCTGAGGCAGGCTGAACGAAAGGATACCTAGCACCGTTGGATAAACCTAACTCCAACGCTCTCGCGTATTCCACCATAGAACCGACCGAAGTCACATATGAGCCGAAACCTAAACGCTCGTCTACGCTAACAATATTAGCACGAAGCGCGCCTGTCCGTGTCATTGGCGGAGTACCAATAGGGCTATCTGTCGTACGACCGTCAGGACGCATATGTCCGTCGTTATACACAGGGATAATCGTTTCCTGCATAACCTCAACAGCCTTCAAACCCACTTGCTCTGTGGCTTTCTTCGCAGCAAAATCCAGACGATTCTGCAAATTCTGCAAAGCCTGCTCTACGCTCTTGACCCCATTAACGCCAACTTCGTACATAATTAAGACCAACCCCACCGTGGAAGGCGTACGATGAGGTTGGTCAGCCTAATGGTTTTACGCACTAATAATCTGCGTAACTGTGAAACGAATCGCTGCCCAAGTTTCCGTGGCAGCAGCGTTCACCTTTTTCGGCGTACCGTAAGATACGGAAATCGTTGGCTCTGCACCCTGCCAAATTAACTGCCCTGTATCGTCGCCGAACCTATGGTCGGAGCGTAAATAATCTTTCACACCGTCAATAACTACATCAAAATCGTCCATAGTTTTCGTAGCGTCGTCCCACATAGAATGGTGATAAATCTGAACAGCAATCTGGTAGTCAATACGCTTCTTACCGCTCGTAGCACCACCTAAAGCAATACGAGATTCGCTCTCCGACTCAATAAAAACGACCGCGACCGCGCGTGACTTCTGCCCAGGAATTGAGTTTTTCTCAAACTGGATACGGTTAGGGAACGACGAAAATACCTGATTCAGCCCTGCCACATTTGCAGACGATAGGTATGTCGTTAATTGGGAGCGTACCTGCGCGCGTGACATTAGCGAACCCTACGGAACGGTGTAAGTAACTCTTTCGCCAAATCCAAATCAGTAACCATACTCTTAGTAGCGGAACTATTCAGATTAGGTGTATTCACTACATCCATAGTAAGAGAGTTATCGCCACGAACCTTAATAAACGCTGAGGTGACCAAAATGGCAGCCTGCTTCACGGCTGGCGGTAATGCACTAACCGACACTCCGCTCGTCTGTGCGTCAATCAGAGGGCTTTCTAGAGGCACTGTGGCAGAGCCGAACGAATAACTACTACCGACCGTAATAGTTTCGCTATTCATACCGTTAAAAATTGTCATACGAAGACCAGCAGTAATACCAGTACCGTCAGTCACCGTAATAGAACTAGCACCAGCAGAAGCGTTCGCAGCCAAAGTAGTATTCGCGTAACCACTAACATAAGTGTAATTCACATACACCTGCGACCGTGGCAAAGCAGGCATACCAAACTGCACAGGACCCTGCGAAGAATAATTCGTAGTAGTAGCCGTATAAGGTAAAACAAACGACTGGTCTTCAATCCAACCCTGCGAAGGGTCAGCATACGCAACCAAATTATTCGGCGTAATACCGTAAGACACAGACTTCAACGCAACAATAGGGAAATAGCGTGGGTGCATAGCGAGCATACCGTCACCACGCAGCCGAGAACGCTGCTGCTCAGTTTCCTCAGTCGCAGCCAACACCTGATTACAGAAAGTATCCATCCACGAAGAAGCGCGAGCAATGACATTCGCTAACTCCGCGTCCTGAACCGCAGGGTCGCTACTCGCCAACACAAGATTCGTGTAATCCACAGCCGTAGGTGCCTGCTTATATTCGTCAATAGTCAGGTACGGTGTGCTAAATAATTTAGTCGTATTACCGTACAGATTACTCATCTGTCTCCTCGCAATCGCATTCTCGTTCGCAATCGCAGGCTACGATTACTTTCTTAATATCAGGCATCAACATCAGTTACGACCTTATTGTCCGTACCGCACTTACCGCAGACCGCGAACCAGCCGTTGAAACCACAACCCGAACAAAGGAAACCAGTTCCCTCGCTTCCCACACCCATAAGTGAAGCCTCGACAAAACCCGACTCCCTAAGAGCCTTAGCAGTACGGCTATCAGAAACCTCATAAAATCCCTTACTATCCGCACGCAACACCTGAGTAACACCAGTCCGTGCGCCTTCAATCTCAACCTCAACCGCACGACGGTCACTCGCAAAATACTTCGCCATAATTATCCTTCCATAAAGAAGTCTGCCCCCACCCCGATATTGGGATAGGGGCAAACCACTTAGTTAATGCTTACGCAGAAACAATACCCGATACGACACCGTTCCACGCTGGAGCCTGACACATAAATGTACCGTTCCAGTAGGTTGAGGTTTCGTACGCGAACTGGGTTACAGGCCACTCAATAGCCATGTAATCCTGAGTATTGTATACAGACCAAACATCAGACACATTTGTATCTGGGATTGGTAGCGTGTAAGACAATACAGGTGCGACACCCTGAGGTAGCCACGGATGTACGGTTAGGCTAACACCCTTACCAGTTACTTCGTTCTGAAGACCAGTAACGACATCGCCTAGCACTACGCCACCGATTTCATCTTGTGAGATGTTTAGACGGTAGTTAGCGTTTGAGCCTGACTTGATTGCGTCAGATAACTGACGACGGTCAGAACCGTTTAGAAGAATCTCGTCTGGGTCAGCCTTTACAGCGTCGTACAGAGCAGAGAATACTTTCTGGAACTCTACACCAGGATTTGATGTTGAGAACACGGAGTTAATCTCGTTCACATAACCTGATGAAGAACCAAGTACGGTTGGCAGAATACCGTCGTAACCTGTTGCGTAAGCAGAAGTATCGGCGGTGATTGTGCTAGCAGCAGTACCTGTGGTGCTGAATACTAGGTTATCGCCAGTGGTTACAAGTGAAGCAGCACCCTGAAGTGTGCCAACAAGACCGCTGATGCGACCGACATACTTAGCGTTAGCAGCACCAGAAGCAGTACCGACATAGACCTTGTAACCAAGCGCACCAACAACATTGGTTGCGGTAATGGTTAGAACTCCGCCAGCAGACACAGCCTGTGAAGCGACGGTAGACAATACCGACTCACCGAATGCGCCAGCATCGCTAGTTAGGTAGACATAGTAGGTAGCAGCACCTAGTCCAGTCTGACCTGTGCCAGCAGCAGCAGTAGTAAGTGTTACGGTCGGTGCAGCAAGTGCGCCAGAGAAACCTGAATCAGTACCGCGACCCATAAGTAGCATACGCTCTTCCATCAACATAGATGCGTACAATACCGAAGTCTGTGATAACTGACGGATATCTTGGTAGCCCTGACCTTGGAACTGTGCCGAGAACGGTACAGCGTCCGATAGTGAGAACTGTTTGTAGTTCACCGCTTGGTCGTAACCAGCGTAAGTGATTTTCGGACCACGCAAGTAGTTGATAGAACCGAACTGTGTGGTGGTTGAATCTGTAATTCCAGGGAAAGTGTTACCTACACCGCCAGTACCTGTACCTGTGTAACCTGAGATTACCTTGATACGGTGGCTAGTGCCGACACCCTTTTTACGAGGAATTTTGTTGCGTAGTGGAGTTGGGCGAGGTGTTAAGAGTTTCGCAGGTGCTTCCAAGTCGAAAGCAACAAGACCAGTAGAAACTGGGCTAGTTAGTGTGAAGTCCTTAACGATATCTGCCGAAGCACCGCGCTGTGATTCTAGAGCGGTGTTAAGTGACGCGAGAGCGTCAGCAGACATTGACTTGACCATACTGTCGTTACCGAGAATAGACTCGATAGCAGCGGTCGGAGTAGCAGGTGCGAGCGGTGCAGCAGGTGCGCCACCCATAACGCGTGACGCTTCTAGCGGTGCGCTTGCAGATTTAGACAGCAGTGCCACATATTCTTCGTGACGAGCAGCAGCCTCTTTCGGTGGAAGGTTACCGTACAGGTCGGCTACCTTTGGTGCTTCAGTTGCCATTATTGGCATCTCCTTTGGTTGAATCGGAATTAGTTTCTAAATCTCGCGCCATTTGACGGTATCCGTCAGCCAACGCTTTATCTAGAGTTAGGTCTGCCTTAGCACGGTATTGCTGTGCTTTAGCCTTATTCAGTTGTTCCTTGCTAGTGCTACTCACCGCGCCAAAACGACGAGGACCATTTGGTGCAGCGAGCGACTTGACCTGCGCTAATTCCGCTTCCAGCACCTCTATGCGCTCGGACTCGGCAGCCTTTGTCTTGTCTTCTTCGCCAACCTCGGTTGGGAGTAGTGACTTCACAATTTCCATAATTGTATCACGAAGTTCGGCGTCTGCGGATTTCTCCGTCGCGACATAACCGCCTTCGGCACATTTACATTTCATTTCACCGCAGTCTTTACAAGCACCCTCTGGTACTTCGTCGGCTTTAGAACTACACTTACATTCTTTCTCACCGCAAGTTTCACATACGGTATTTTCCGCTTTTACGGTTTCTGGCTCATCTGACATTTCAATCCCCTCAGGCATTTCCATAGTTTCGCCTTCGTTTTCCTCACCCTCATACCAGCACATAAGGCTATGTACCGCTTGCAGTAGGCAGGAGAGAGAATAAGTTTCATCAGAGCCGTCAGCCATTTCGCCAGCCTCAACCTGAATTAGGGTAGCGAGAGCGCGACGAGCAGTATCAAACGCGCCTTGGTCAAATTTCTTAATATCCGTAGCAGCGTACTTTTTCACACGGCTAGAAATAAACTTTAGGTGTGCGATTTCCGAATGTGGTTCTAAGGAAGATATTGTTTCCGATACAGTATCGTAAAAAGATTGGAAACTATCACCAAACTCGCCACCATTTCGAGCCAAATCCCCCAAATTACTTTGCGCCTCATAGAGCGCAGCCAAAGTTCCGTCAAGACCTGTCTGCGTATCAGACTGGTTTTCTTCATCTAGTGCATAAGAAATACCTTGCATTGCTTCATCAATATATTGTGAAGCCGAAGTATATGCTTCCCATTGGAAATCTTGCATCCGTGGGTCTTCGTTAGAAATAAGGTTTAAACCTTCTTGAATACCACCGATATACATTTCTGCGTCATTTAATACCATCATTGGGTCACTACCGCTATCGGAACTATCACCAGAACCGTCCCCAGAAGCGAAACGACCGTTCTCATCACGAGGCTGGTCAGGAGAACCCTTCTCAATATCTGTATCCGTAGATTTAGCAGCGTCCTCGGCAACAAACTGAAGGCGCATAGCCAAATCCTGTACAGATTCCATAGCCTCGCCACCCTCTTTCATGCCGTAATCACTAGCAATCTCAAACAAATTAGCAGCCCGACTCAAATTATCTTGCGCACTCTCAATACGGCTCAAACGCATACCAGCACTCATAGTAGAAACACTAGCGCGACTCAAGTCTTTCGCAGCGTCTTCCAAATGTTTTGCGCCGTTAAGCATCGCGCTCGCAGCCTGTGGGTTGCCACCGTCGCGGTGGTATTCCTGCCCGAAAAGTTTGGCATTATCTGCTAGTTCTTTAGCCTCGTCTTTCATAGAGCCTAACTCTGCGCGAGTATCCCCAGATGTGCCTTGACCTGATTCGGAGCCACCGTCGCCTGAGGCAAACCTGCCATTATCGTCGCGAGGTTGGTCTGGTGAACCTTTCTCCGTGTATTCCTCAACCTGAGTCATAACACCACCCACAGCCTTAGCCACAACAAGCGTACAAGCAGGATTAGCAGGACGGTCTACAACCGAAATCTCCACAATCTCACCGTCCACAATACGACCACCCAACGCTTTATTATCTTTAATTACGCGAGGACGACGGATACCGATACTGAAACCTTTAAGAACACCAGTCTTAATCTTCTTAGCAGAATTAGCATCAACAATATGTGCGGTTATGAAATGCCCACCGTCTTTCTCCTCATACTCGGTCGCCACACCAGCAGCGATAGAGGAATGCTGCTCACGAATATTGCCATACTTGAACCATTCGGGCATAGCGCGCTTGAGCCACTCGGGGTCGCAAATCTGTTCGTCGGAATCCAAAGTCGCGTCGGTCGCCTTACCGTAGGCGATAACTGTACCGTCTTCCTGTTCGTCAAACTTGACGATTTCAGCGTAAGCGGTCGTATTCTTAGTAGCCATTAGTTCTCCTTATAGTCTTCAATCATACACTACTGGTATTGCATTCGTGGCAGTTCTCAATCCAGATTGGGTGCTGTGTTTTATGTTCCGTATGTGGCATTATGACCAAGTACCGTTACTCGTAGTATTCGGTAGCGGTGTGAACTGGACATACGAGCCTCGCCGTATATTTAAGGTGTCACCCAGCGCGTTCCATTGTAATGTAGGTATTAGTTTAGATGCCGTATTTACAGTAACAATGCCTTTTGCTCTAATTATTGATTCGTAAGCAACATTGGCAGTTCTAGATAATTCAATAGGGCTGATTCCGATAGCATTTATAGTTTGATGATAAACAGTATCCGTAAGCGTTGTAGATTTTCTGTTATGCGTAACATCAAAGCCGATAGATGTTAGAGTTCCTGAACCCAAACGGAAACCAAATGATAAAGTTCTAACATTAACTGCAATATCAATAGGGTCAAAAAATAATTCAACATTTATCTCGTAAGCAGTTGATGCTGCTAAAGAAACTCCAAAAGTCGTGGTTGCTGATAATGGTGAAAAATCTGTTGTTGCCCTATTTTCAGTTGTGCCAAAAGTTGCAGGTGCATAGTAGAGTGGAGCGAGTGCTTTTGTTGAGTCGGTAACAGTTATGTCGGCAGTACCGTTGAAAGAAACGCCGTTAATATTTCTAGCAGTTTGTAGGGCAGTAGCAGTAGCAGCGTTACCTGTTGTGCTGCCAGAAGTACCTGAAACACTACCTGTCACATTACCTGTGAAAGTCGGCGCGGTTATGTTACCTGCAAAATCAACCTTCATTAAAGGTGTATTGTTCGCCAAAGGTAAAAGTTCGATTGCGTTATTGGTCGGTGTTGTCTGACCCGCCTTGATAACAATGGCGCGGTTATCTCCAACCAAATCGGTGTTAATCCCAACCGCAGTATTAGTTATTAGAGTTCCGACACCAATTTGACCGATAGGTCGGATACGAGTTAGTTCAGTTGTGCCGTCAGACTGAACAACACTAAGAATGTTTGCTGACTGTGTCGCACTATTCCTTTGAAGGATTAGACCTTTAACAGCATCCGCACCTGTCTTAATTATTTGCGCACCAACCGTAAAAGTATTAGCGATAGCGGTACGGACAAAGCCAGTATTATCGAAACCTACGGTCTGCGTGCCTGAATCGTAAGTAATTGGTGATGTTGCTGCCATTACACCGCTCGCACCCTGAATACCCTGATTAGTGGTAGTAACCGCGATAGGGCTTTCCGTAACCGTAACAATAATAGGAGAAACCGTAGGGTGAACACTAACAACAGTTTCAGTAACCGTAATCTCGCCAGCCATACTAGACCGTCACTTGTGGTGTAACCGTGAAACTACCCTGAATTAAGCGGTCTACTTTCCCAGCCGAGGTAACCTCTAGGTCATATACCCATTGACCCAACGGCATAGCGTTAGTCTGGGCATTAGTGAACGCGATAGTGAAAGTACCGTTACCGAGAGTGATACCGCTACCGTTAGTTAAAGTTACGAACGCTGCACTAGCACCAAAGTTTGTGCGCGCCTGAAGTTTCGCCGTATAATAAGTTAAGTCATAACCTGCGATAGTGAACGGTAAAGTCTGGTCAGTACCCTGCGGAATCGTAATATTGTAAATTCCTGGTTGCACTTAGACTCCTGCGTACAGTACCGAGATGTAACCTGCTGGAGATGTTGCACAGATAGCGTACGCGACATCGCTTGCGCCTAACCATAACTGAAGTGAAGCACCGTTAGCGATAGCGTTACCGATAGTCGCACCAGTATCCGTGATGGAA